TGCATACAGGATTTGTCGTTGTTATACTTGCATTATCCGACGGGCTTGCTCTTAAACTTGGTACAAAATTTACAGTAATATCGCCTGAACCATCGCTAGTTGCGTCTGCCGTAACCATTTTTAATTCATTATTTACTGAAAAAAAATCACCCGCTTTTAAAACTAAAGTTGAAGCCGCCGCACCGTCTAAAGTTAAACTTGTTCCTGTTTGACTTGCGCCGTCAACTAATAAAGTTGACCCCGCAATAGTACCAGACGGCGAACGATGGTTTGGGTCATATCCACTAAAACTATGCACTCTACCCTGTAACCTTTGCAAAAAAGCTATGTATGCTAAAGCATTTGTTTTACTCATAGGCGGTAAATTAAATGTTGCATACCATCTAGCACCCGTTAATTCTGAAACTTGAATACTATTAGATAAAGGACTTTCAAAAACTTGGTTATTATTTTCTAATCCAAATTCTACTGAACTAAATCCAACTGTTGTTGGTATTGTATAAGTTGTCATTAAGCTTTAACTCCCATAGCACGCGCAAAAGAACCGCCCCTATTTCTAGCGTCTAATACTCCGTTTAATGCTTCTTGTTTTATTAAAGGTAACATTCCAAATATTTCTGCCCTTGCAGTTTCACTAACACTTGGCATAATGTTTATTTCTTGCACTACTTTAATACTGTCTTGTCCACTTAATTTATTATTTGGTGTTATGTAACCTGATTTGTTTGGCGTAAATATTTCTGCACCACGCTCGCCAACTAAATATGATTTACCACTAGATACTGCGCCACCTGTTGCTTTTTTACCAAATATAAAATCAGATATACTTCCAATTCCTGTTGATATAGCACCACCTAAAGCTTCACCAAAAGGTTTTGTAATTGCAACTTGATAAGCTATTTTAATTATGTCTTGTCCAATATTACTTAAAGTTTCTCTAAAACTTTTTGCTTCAAAAACTGCTTTTTCAAAATTACCCGCAATTGTTGAACCAAATTTTTCGCTTGCGTTATCTAATCTAGTTAATTTATCTTCAACAAAACTGTATTCATCAGCTAAATTATTTGCCGTTTTACCGGCGTCATTTAACGAAACATTATTATTATCAACTGCATTAGAAACATCTAAAATTCTTTTTCTTATTAATAATAAAACTTTTGACATTTCAGGCGAAACTTCGTGTGCAAATTCTTTAAAAGGTTCAAACTTTTTGCCACTTTTTATGTTATCTAAAATTTTTGTAAAATCTAAAAGATCAGCAGTATTTTTAAAAAATATTCTTAAATTACTACCCGCTATACCTACATTTTGACCAAATAATATTAAACTTTCAGTTGCGTCTAACATTGACATAGCGAATAACCTACCAAAATTTTGGATATCGCCCACTTGGTTTAATGCTAAATCTCTAATATCTTCACTTAATTTTGTAAACGCGGGACTTAAATCAGCAACTATAACATTTACGATATTAGCAAAAACAGTTTTTAATCTAACAACACTATCGTTAAAATCTTCTACTGCTTTAACTTGTTTAATTGTTAATGAACCAAAACTATCGCTTTCAATTGCAAACTTTTTTAAGGCTTCACTTCCACCTCTTAAAACATTAATTAATTCTGCACCTCTACCACCAAAAATTTCTTGTGCAAATTTTAATTTAAGTGTTTTATTTTCAACTAAATCTAATCTGTCTGCAATCAAACCTAAGATTGCCATTTGGTCGCCTGAAATAGCGTTAGCGTCTTTTTGTGATATACCTAAAGCTTTAAAAGTTGCAGTTGCTTCCCCTGTCCCGTTTAAAAAATCACCAAAGTTATCAGTTAAACGTCTTGTTGCTTTTGCAAAAGTTTCAAATTCAATACCGCCAATTTCTGAAGCTAATTTTAAAGTTTGCAAATCTTTAACGGCAATTCCAAGAACGCCTGACATTTTTCCAAGACGGTCTGTTGCAATTAATGAGTTTCTTATTAATAAACCCATACCCGCAACACCAACCGCGCCTAATAAAGCACTTTTAAAACTTAATACAGATTTGGTAATACCTTTTAATCCCCGTCCTATTTGACCGAACGCCTGTTTAGTCTTATTAACGGCGGTTATTTTAAAATTTATTCCTTTTTGTGCCATATTATTTTCTATTCTTTAATCTTTCAGTTTGAAATTTATCTTTTTCAGATTTTACTTCTAAATACATAAACCAACTGTCAAATTCTGCTTTTGACATATTAAATATGTCTGCAATATTTTTATTTAGCTTTTCTGCTAAAAAAAATATCGCGTAAAAATCAGGTTCTATTCGAAGTTTTTTTTTACGTCCTCAGAATTGAACTCGTTAATAATAAAAGACCCTAAGGTTTTTACAATATCAACGTCTGCTTGATTTAATAGTTTATCTTTATCAGCTACACTAAACGCTTTATCGCCATTTTCTTTTTCGGCTTTCATTATTATAGCGTCAACTAACATTGTTATTTCATCTTTTTTTGCTGATTGATATAATCGTCTTGTTTCATGTACTGTTAATGGATTAATCCAATAAGTTACACCCCACTCGTCAATTGTAACTGATCTTTTTTTCTTTTCTGCAAAATGTGAAATAACTTTGTCTATATCTGACATAAATTATTATACTGTTCCTATTGTAACTGCGCCTGAAACTTGGAAACCTAACGATCTTTCAACTATTCCATCGTGAGTTTGTGAAACTCCAACTGAAGTTATAATTGCGCTTCCTGTATAATATGTATCACCTGAAGTTGCACCCTCAGGGTATAAATTTAAAGTTACTGTTGCGCCAATAGAACAAGCGACTTGACCGTTTGTATCAGTTTCGTCCCAATGACAATCCATAGTTCCTGAAGAACTTGATTGTGTTACTGAATATGTTTTTACTGTATCGCCTAATTTAGTTGTTTCAACCGTGTCCTGAGATTGGTCTAAAGTCCAACTTTTTAATTCTGCAACTGCGTTAGCACCAACTTTTACAGTTCCCGCGCTTCCCGTGTGTGTAGCCATTATTTTTTATCCTTATTTATTGTTAATTTATTTTTTGTTTGTTGTTTAATAATTGGACTAGAACCCTCTTTAGACCAACCGTTTTTTTCAAAACGTTCTAATTCCGTGTCCCATATCTCAATTTTATTATTGTCTTTTACGACTATAATTCTTTTTGCCATTTTATTATTATCCTAACGTTTCAGGGTCAGCTTTAGTTGTTATGTAGTGTACGTTAAATGTCATTTTAATAACGCCTAATTGCTGATTGCCTATGTTTTCTAATTCGTATTCAGTATTTGTTAGCCAAGTTTCTTTAGCATGACCCCCTCTTGTTAAATCAGTTGCCATCGCTACCTCAACCTCTTTTGCAATAGTATCAAGTGTTTCATCAATATTTGCTGTTGCTTTTGCAAAACCCTCAACTTGTATTTCTAAGTTACGTTCAATTTTACCAATACTAGAAAGTTCGCTTGTTTCTGTATTACTATAAATATTTAGTAAAGGTAGTTTGCTTAATTCATTTGGATAAACACGGGACTCAAAAACATTTGAACCCGTTGTACTTAAAGATGTTAATGTTGTTGTAACATTATTTCTTATACTTGTTCTTTTATGCGCCATGATTAAGCTTCACTCAAAAATAATTCTGTTATTCCTGTCCCATCTTTAAGAACATTATTAACAGTATAATTAGTAGAATTGATAACAACAGGGTCGCCAAAATCAGCGTTTGTTATATCGCTAGTCTTAACAGTTACTTTAGGTTGGTTTGCAGTTAAACCCGCATTGTCGCCAACATCTATTGTAGTCATTTCGTTATCAAATATTCCTTTAATAATAGATGCAGAACCGCCAATAGTGATTGTTACACTATCCGCAAATTCATCTGTATCAAAAAATATTGATCTTTCTGTTGAACTTTCTATCGCCATAACTCTTTACCACCCCTATTAGCATTAATGATAATGCACCACCCCAAGTTTAAGCGATAAAACTTATCGTGTTACTAATTATCTTTTAAAATTTTTATTATTAAATTTTTTAAATCTTTGTTTCTTTTGTTTAATAAAATTTCTATTAATTGTGTTGAAAATAAATCAACATATTTTTCTTCGGTTCTGTGTGTTAATTTTAAACCGTTATACCAAACTAAAAAATGTAAAAATTCATGTATTACTGTTATTAGTTTTTCTTTTGGATTTAAGTCTTTATTAATTGTTATTATAGCGTCGCTTAAATCAAACTGCCCGTCGCATTTTTCTTTTGTTGCTTGTTTCTTATTCCAATAATTAATAAAAAACTTTTTACGATCAATAAAAAAATGTTTAGGCAACTTTGCCATAATTATTTTTTAAAGATTTTTTTTACTGCTTTTTTCAGTCCCTTAGCTCTATTTTCAGTTGGTTCAATATTTTTTACTGAGTCTTTAGTTAATTCTGCTTTACCCATTCCAACTAAATATTCTGCGTCCTTTTCTGAAGCTTCAACAACTGAACCAACGCTACAATGTTGCCCTTTAACAGACGTATCTTTTAAAATTTTTATTTTCATAATTCCTTTATTTAATTAATTTAAGATACGGGACGACTTTCGCCGTCCCATATCAGTACGCTAATTATTATTATGCGTTTAAGTCTTGGATAGCTGAGAAGCTTTCCGCGTGTCTTACTGCAATATCAATATCGTAGAAACTAGCAATTCTTGTAGCCCCTAGAGTTGATAATGAATATTTGTCAACCATAATATCTAAATTACCCCACTCGCCGATAACTAAATCATTGAAGTTTCCGAATAATAAAGCTGAACAATCACCTGACGAAGTTCCTTTTGTTAATGTATCAGGCATTTGGCTTGTAACATTAACATTGTAACCCATAAGATTTTTTTGGTCGTTCATAATCATTTGACTATCTGTTGAAGATACTTTTGCAGTTTGCATAAATCTAGCAACCTGAGTTGGCGAAGTGAACCAAGATAACGCGCCTACGTCTGCGTTGTCTTTTGCTACTTCTTTCCAAGTGTCCACAACTTTAGCGTAAGTACCCGCGCCACCATTTGTTCCAATAGCAACTGAACCAATTCCTGATTGATTAAGTACACCTGTTGGTTGGTTTGACGAACCTGAACCTTGTAACGCGCCTTTATCAACAGCACTTGCAAGTCCATTAATTAAGTCATTTCTTAATATAGACTCAATTGCAACTGCACTTTGCGCCATTAAATGTCTTGAAACATCAACGTACGCTGAAACAGTTTTTGGGTTCATAGTTATTTGTCTGTAAGTCGGTGCGCCCTCAGTAGCCGCAGAATTTTCCGCAACCCAATAAGCAGTAGTAACCGCATTAGCCGCTGGAATAGCAACGTCGCCTTGTAATCCTGAAAGTACAGTAGCACCAGCACCTCTAACAAGTGATCTTGCTCTTAACGCTTCAACGTAAGAACCCGCAAGCATATCTGTCGCAACAGTATTACCGCCCGCAGTAGCCGAACCTTGTGTTAAATCTCTTTTGTAGAAATTTGTATCACTTGGCACGAATAAACCTCTTGCATTTTTGCCTGATCTTTTTGCAATTTCATCTGAAGCTTCTTTTTCTAATTCTGCCCCGTCCCAATTGCCTGAAACCATAGCTTTAATACCTTTTGCTAAAGAGTAATTTCTTTGTTCTTTTTTTAGAAAGACCAACTTCATCACTTCTTGACGCTAAGGGTTTGTTTCCTATTTTTTCAAGTATAACACCTTTAAATTCAGCAACACTTAAACCATTTTTGATAGACTCGTCTGCTAAGTTTTTTAAGTTATGTTTTGATGCAACTGCATAAATTTCTCTAACTCTATCAACTTCGCTTTTTTGTATATCAGCTTTGATTTTTTCGTTGTCAACTTTAGGTGCTTCTTGAACGTTTTCTTTTTTGTCCATTTTTATAACCTTTATAATTGATTGTTTATTATTGTCCTCGTTGTTTATAATTTCTTTTGATCTATTAACACCCACGCTTTGATCTGCGGGTATTCCGACCGAAGAAATCTCTAACGGTAAAGTTGCTACTTTATAACTTGGCTTGTCCTCGTCCTCGTTCTTAGTTTTAACTTTGTCCATAGATAGGACTTCATAACCAAACGATATGTTTGGTCTTATGCCGTCCTTAATGTCTTGAAAAATAGAGTTTGCTAATTCGTTTTTTCCAAAACGAACCTTTGCTCTACCACGAGCGTTGGCAATATTTACTTTCTCAACAATTCCTATTACTTTTGTTGCGTCGTGGTCTGCTAAAAACGGTGCATTTCCACTAGCAAGAAAAGATAAATCCATTTTATCGTGATCTATTATTTCCATACCAAACGATCTTTCATAAGGTGTTTCTGAACTAAAAGATAATTCTATTGATCTATCTTCTTCGTCATCTTCAAAATATTTCTTTTCAATAGTTGCAGTACGATAAAATTTTTTAGATTTTAATTCTTTATTTGCTTTTTCATTCTCAAACGTTTTATCCTCAGGTTGTTGTTCCTTAGGTGTTTCTTCTACTTTAGGTTCTACTTTAACCTCAGGTTTTTCTTCTGATTTTTCAGACTTCATTTCGCCTTTACCAAAAGTTATAGTAAATGCTTCGTCTGTTTCTTCTATTTTTTGTATATGTTTTTTTTCCATGTTTATTTACCTTTTGGCAAGCAACTTGTAAGCCATGTCAAAAAAATTTTGACAGGAAAACAAATTAGTTTCCATATATTAATTATTATCTTCTTTATTATTGTTATTATTTTCTTCAATATTTTCATTGTTTCCCCCTGTTGCGCCTTTATCCCCGTAAGGTTCGTACGCAAAGTTAATGTTAAAATCTTCCGCTAATTTTTTCTCTTTTTCTAATTGTTCAAAATGTTCTTCAACATCACGTCCCGTTTTGCTAACAACATCTTGTAAACTTACTACACCCGCTTTAAGACCAACTACATTTGCGTTCATTTCTTTTAATGGATCTATCCAATCAAAAGCACGCGGTATAAATACTGTATCGTTAAACTTATTATATTTTGACATTGGTAACGGCGATAGTTGTTCGTCATTACTTGTTAAATACATTTTTAACCAACGTTCATAAACAGGTTTACAAAAATGATTAATTACAAATTGTTGAACTGTTTTATAATAATCTCTATCGTTTAAGCTTGCCTGTCTTATTGACGAATAATTAACTGAACTATAATCGTTACTTAAATCATTATAACTAACATTTAGTCCCGCCGATATTTGTCTTAAAATACTTTTAACAAACGGGTCAAAAGCAGTTGTTGGGTGCGTTGTATCAAACTTCTTAAAGTCTGCGCCTTGTGGCAACTGTTGTATTGTTCCCGCTTCTACATTCATCATAGGACTAAAACCGTCGCTAGATGTATCTTCGCCTGTATATGCGTCGCCTGTTGGACTTGTTATAAATCCCATAGCACTAGCATTAACTCTTGAAGCAACTAATTCAGCTTCCGCGTATGCGTGAAGCATTTTTAATTCTTTTAGTACACTTGCTATTGGACTATACCCTCGCGATTGATTTGCACGTTCAGGCATATAAATATGTAATAAATTTTCAGCACTAACTCTTGAACTTCTTTTACTTCCTGAGTGCATAAAATATTCATACGGGTTCTTATCAAATAAATAATATGCAACAGGTCTTTGAGTTCTATCGTCAAACTCAACGCCCATTCTAATTTCATTCTTACCGTTATGTCCGTTTCTATTCTCGTCAATTAAATCACAATCTAAAAAGTTTATTGCAAATTTAAAATCGTTATCTGCATTTTCAACAAATTGTATTAAAACTTCGCCATCGGTAAATAGAGTTTGTACTAATAAATTCTGCATATCTAACCAACCAAGTCTTTGAGATATGTCGCAGTTATCTTTTAAAATCCATCTTCGCCACCTAGACTCTATAATATTATTAGCCACATAATCTAAATTTTGATTTGCGTCTTTTGATCTAACTTGAAGCTTAATACCGTGAGAACCAATAACATTGGTTTTCATTAAATTTACATAACGTCTAACAAATTCATTATTACGCGATAAATCTCTACATCTATCTCTTAATTTTCTTATGTCGTTTTTTAATATGTCGTCAATTGATCTTGTTCCGCTTACAAAATCATTTAATAAACGGTTGCTACCCGCACCGTCAAAACCTTTTCTACTAAAATTTTTTTTGTTTCTATTCCAAAACTGATACCATTTTGCCATTTAATTATCCCTTAGTTACCGATTTTATATTTCCTATTTCTATGATGATCGTAGTAGCCAAGAGTTGAAGTATTTCCAAAAGATACTTTAATAGTGTTTCCTGAACCGTCGCCGTTTTCATTCCGCATTTTATTAAGTTCTCTATTGTATTCTGCTTTATAATAATTTCGCCATTCTAATAATTCTTGAACGCTCATTTTGTTTAATGACCGTCCAGCTATTGAATAACTTGAAACATCTTTATCTGCTTTACCCTCTAATAAAGACTCGATTTTATCGAGCATTACTTTCGCGTGTGAACGCGGGTCTGCACTACTACTTGCCAAATTGGGTTTAATCTCAACTTGACCTCGATCAACGGTAACTCTAGCACTATCACTCGCACGAGTAACATAAGCGATATAATGATATATCCCCGCCGTCTTACCCGCAGTTGTTGACGCGCTTAAAGTAATTAAATAATCGTCGTTGTCGGCAGACGCGTTTACTGTAAATCCCGCGCCTGTACTTTCTAACCTAAAATAATAAGATAGAGTGTGTGTTGAATTGCTATAATCCGTGTTTAAATCTGTTATCTTCCATAAAGCCGTATCGCCTGAATAAATAGTATATGGAATTTTTTCTTGTACGTTTGTTAAAACATTTGTCATTTATTAATCTCGCCAATTAGTTATAAAATTGTTTTTAATTTTTGTTCGTTGTGGTTTTTGTTTAGGTTTTTTTTCTAAACTATTTTTAATTTTTTCTAAGTCTGCATTTAAAGATATAAAAGATATATAAGCATAAATAAAACAATCCCAAGCTTCGTTTCTTTTTCTTATCTGCACCCATTCTCTAGTTGCAACACCTTTTATATATTTTGTTTTTATTCGCTCAGATTGTAATTGTGCAAAGTATTCTAAGTCTAAATGTTTTGGAAAGTGAACATAACCATTACCAACTTTATCTATTTTCATTCTTTGCAAAACAATATCTTTTGCACTATCAACGCCAACTGCAAACATTGGTGTTTTCATTATATTGTTCGTGCTTGCACGTCTTGGAAAAATTGGTCTGTTTCC